TTAGACAGCAACTATCAGCCATTCTTTACCCCTGTCATCATTGTATTTATCCGTTTGAACCTGATTTTTATGTCCAAGTAGGCGTTTTGTATCCATGCCTTGTTCACGGTAAAGCCGTTCAGCAAGTGACCTTTGTTCGTGGAATGTTGGAGGAGTACCCGATTCCCACTCAATATTGGTCAATTTCCTAGCTTTGCTGAATCCTGTGGTGATAGAGCTGATCGTCAGAGCTTCACCACGTTGTGCCTGAGAAGTAGTGTGATGGTGATGGATCACGAACTTACTCAGGATTCTGTCTCTACATCTCGAAATAACATCTTCGAGCGTCATATTTATCGAGTTGCATCGCAAAGACAAAGGGATTGCTAACTTAGTGCCGGTCTTCTCCTGCTGGATATGTAAGTGGCCATCCCAAATATCACTGAATTGCATCTTCGCGATATCCCCCAAGCGTTGACCTGTTACCAGGGCGAGCAGCATTGAATTCTGAACATAGTTTGGCAAGGCTGCGGCGGCATCAAAGATAGCAGTCCACTCTTCAAAGTTAAGGCGTTCCCTCTGAACCTTATTACGGGGCATTCTCGTAGCGAGGGCAGGGTTATAACCTGGTGGAACTTCACCTGCATGTTGCGCCTCTTTATAAAGGTCAATCAGCACCATCCTCACAATCTGCGCCATACGGTTCTGCCCACGCTCTTTGTACTGGTCAAGAAGATCGGCGACTTCACGAACGGAAATATCATCGACACTCTTTAATCCAACTTCAGAAACAAAAACTTTTAATGGTGCCAGCTTTTGCTTGTGTGTGTTGAACCGGATTTCTCCGGTTTCAAGTCGCTCTGCCTGAATTTCCAGATATTTTTCCACCCAAGCAGAAACAGAAATTCCCTTTTTCTGCTCTCGGCTTATCTCATCTCTCACTTTCAATAGCTGCGCCATTTGCCGTTCTGCTAGCCTTGAGTTTGCTTCTATGGCAATTTGCTTTGCTGCGTCACCATCAGTTCCCAAACCGTGAAATTTTCCCGTCACAGGATGCTTGTACCTCCAGTAAACCTTTTGGGTACGAGCATCGGTGAAACAGGAAAGGCCGGGGATATTGACGTTATATTTCCTCGGTCTAGCCATCTTCTAATATCCTCTTGAGGAGTGGGCTATCACTATCCTTAGTCATGGGTTTCTCGATCCCCACGAATTTCGCATTACATTCCACACGCCAATGTCTGCCAACCTTACGGGCAGGGGGCGATATCATGCCATTTTTTGCAAACTTGTGGAGCGACGCCTTACCGGGTATCGGCTTCCCAAATTCACTCTCAGCCCACTCTTCAAGAACTACCCAACGAGCCATAACGAACCTCCACGCATTACCTGCTGCAACAGGATTTCTTACTGTGACATGTCACAGTATTAATTTAGTTTCATGCCAGCCGCGATTTGCCCAGCACGCTGCTTCACCTTTGCATGGGCAATCCTGCACCGGCAGTTGATCGCCACACTTAACGCACTTACGCTTGCTGATTACCCGAAATCTCGAACGCACACGCGCATCATCCTGGCGAATCAGTAGCGTGATGTACTCTGCTGCATCATAGGGTTCGCGCCCGGGCCGACGAGCGGCACAGTTGTGGGCCAGCATCGCTAACTCCTGACTATCCAGAACCAGCTCCAGTTTCTGCTCACCGGCAGCGGCCTGACGCGCGCGTTGCGCGGCTTTACGTTCTGCTGCTGACATGCTCATCGTGACGATCCTATATCTGCACTATCCTTAAGCTGGAGGTGCCTATGTGTGGACGATTCGCGCAGTACAGCAGTAGAGATGAATACTTTGAGTCGTTCGGCCTGAAGGCTGACGAAATCCAATATGATCCAGAACCTATAGGGCGTTTTAACGTCGCACCCGGCACGAAGGTGCTTTTGCTTAATGAACGTGACGAAGGGCTTCATTTCGATCCGGTAATTTGGGGCTACGGTCCCGAATGGTGGGATAAGCAACCGCTCATTAATGCGCGAGGAGAAACCGCTGCGACTGGTCGCATGTTCAAACCGCTGTGGAATCATGGTCGCGCTATCGTTCCGGCTGATGGTTGGTTTGAATGGAAGAAGGAGACCGACAAAAAGCAGCCTTATTTCATCTACCATAAGAAAAACCAGCCACTCTTTTTCGCCGCTATTGGCAAAGCACCTTACGATAAAGACCACGGACACGAAGGCTTTGTCATCGTGACGGCAGCAAGTAATAAAGGCATGGTCGATATTCATGATCGGCGACCGCTGGTTCTGACAGCTGATGCTGTACGGGAGTGGCTTAGTGCTGACACCACACCCGAACGCGCGCAGGAAATCGCGCATGATGCGGCGTTGCCTGAAAAAGACTTCACTTGGCATCCAGTTTCCAGAAAGGTAGGCAATATTCATAATCAGGGTTCCGAGCTGGTGGAGAAGATAGACGATCCGGTAACTTGATAGCTGTTGCGCTTTCCATCGCTCCTCAGTATTTTTTCTCTGTTGCTACTGCTCGTGAATCACGCCATGCAGAGTAAGAGCGACCAGCAATATTGATTCGCTGCAGCTTTAGCTGGTGGCGCGGCGACTTCATATTGAGATAATCAAAGCCAGTGCGTCCCAGCTTATGAAGTTTGAACATGCACACCCTCCACGCGTTTAAATTCAATGACCCACACCCACGGGTTAGCCTGCCAGCTTTCCTTTCCGTAAATAGCCTCCCATAGTCCACTAAATGAACTTGCTGCAGACATGTTGCATCGAAGACCGTTTTTGATGCCGATGGGGAAATATTCGTGATAAAACTGCGGCATATCCGGTTCAAGTGGTAACGGCTCGATCCCCTCGGCGACTGCATCCGATTCACTAATGTCCTGTAACCGCTCCACGCGAACGCCGGTAATCTCCAGCGTTTTGCGGGAAGCCCAGCGCGGCATGTGAATGGATGGCGTCCATTTGCGGTTAGGGAATGGGACATCTGCCGAGTAAAGAACATGAGAACAACCGGCTGGCTCCTCATGGTCAGGTAGTGGTTCGAACGTTTCACGCACCCACAGGCGATCACCTACTGCACCATATGGGCATGCGAACAGTTTCGAACGGACGTGATTGCCGGTAGCATTTGATTCTGCCCAGTGGTACTTGCCGATATCACTGCTTTTAGTTGAAGCAGTAATGCGCAGCAGGCCAAGCTGATTTGATTCAGGCTGCACCTTCATAATCCGGCGCGTCTGCGTCTTTCTGCCTTCCAGAACTGCACGAACCATTTCGGCGTTAAAAAGGATTGGGCGTTCACGCATGGCGAACCGCCTTTTCATCCATTGACCACGCGGTAGCGAGAGCTTGGGTTACCTGGTAGAAATCATGTTTAACAACAGCTTCAGAAAAGGTTCCGTCAGCGTTGACCGTTTCAATTTTTGTGTAATTGCCGCCATGAACCTGATCAGGGCTAAATTGCGTTACAGCATTAGTTTCGATGATTACCGAACCATCCAGAGTGAACATTTTCAGCTTCATCACTCACCATCCTTAGCTTCACAGCTGCATGTACCGAACATGGCCAATGAAATCGCGCTCGGGTCATCTGGGTGAGAAACTTCATCAGCATGGTAAAGAGTGCCGCGGTAAAGAACGCTGAAACCGTTCTTCTTGATGTGGTGCAATTTGCCAACACGCGAATTCATGCTGACGCTATGACCTCTGCTGCGGGTGATGATGAATTCAACCTTATCGCCAAGATTAACTTCTCGCGGCTTCCCGACGTAGCCGTTACACACTTCACAGCGTTTCATGAAACCACCTTCAGCGTTACCGGACGTGAGCGGAGCAAATCCATTTCAAATTGCGAAATGATATTCACTGCGTGAGAGATACCAGGCTGATGGTTATTACCCAGCGCTGATACTGCCCGCCGCGCCTCGCCAAATGCCTCGCCACGCAGTGTACGAATCCACTGATCAGAAGCAGGTGTTGCGAGGGCAACGTTCATGTCATCGATCAGTCTTAAGTGATCACCAGTGGACTGCAGCGCTCTGATGGCATCAGGCAGAACGCTATTCATGCGCAGCACTTCAGCGGCCATCAGGTTGCCACGGACATTTGCGACGTCCAGGCGTGAAGAAAGGTCACTGACCAGCTTTGCAATCTCCAGCAGCGGCGTATCGGCCCCGATGCTTTTGGCAAACAGATGGGAAGCAGCAACCATTTCTTTGTTGGATTTATGGTTAGTCATGCTGGTGGCCCTCAGTGAACGGTACGGTTGGCGCTGTTGAGGCGCTCGGCAGCTTTCTGGGCTGCGATTGGGTTACTGATCACTGAGCCGTCAGGCATAATCCAGCCGGCCAAAATGATGCTGTAGGGCAGGGTGATAATGCCCACGGTGATATGGTCCTTCGAATGCTGCATACATCCTCCACGCTTTTTTGGTTGCGGGAATCCCTTGCCATTGCTGGCAATAAATCATTTAGGGATTCATTTAATTGGCTGACAGGTTCTGCAAAACCTGTAGCCTCGTTACTCCACACTGAAAGGTATTGCGGTGCCGGGTGCCTCCCGGTGCTCTGGTAGAACTGGCAAGAACCAGAGCGGGTTTAGACTTTGAGCCTCAACCGATCGCGTAATCGTTTGGGCCAGTTCACCACACTCGCACTTGGTGCCATCACCACAACGTTGAGAGCACTTAACGCCTCTGTGACGCGGCTCGGTGCGCCCGTCAAATGCTCTCATCGTTGTGAAAAAGTGGCGGTTAAACCGGTCGAACACTATCTTCCCTCTCCTGATAAGGTTGAAAGCCCCGGAGAAACCGCCCAAACACTCAACGTTTAAAACACAGCCTTGTATTCCACATCCACTTCACAGCATTCGAACGTCATGACACCGGTATCTGCATCACAGATGAGTTCGGCATCAGGGAAGAGGTACAGGAAGGTGATCAAGTCCCGTAAGCTGGTGTCGGCCATTTGCTTGATCATCTTCACTGCGGCTACCTCAAGTATCATTCAATGGCTAGAATATAACTACTTTAAGTAGAGTTTTGCAACTACAAAAAGTAGAAAAATTTAGCGTCGAGAATGTACAAATACTTATGTGGCTGATTTTAGGCGTAAAAAAACCGGCTTTGGCCGGTCATTTTCTTTGGAAGGTATTATCCAAAATCAAGCATCTTTAGAGGTAAGCACCTGATAAGTTTGCCGAAGATGTGTAAGTCAGACATCTCGCACTCTTCGATGTAGAAAGGGGGATAGTTTTCATTGTCAGACAGCACCGCAAGCTTCCTACCTTTAACCTTCTGTAACCGCTTAACAAAAGTAGAATCTTCGAAATTGAAAACGTAGACGCCGTCGCCGTTGAAGTGATCAATGCTTCTGTCCACAAAAAGCAAATCTCGCGGGCTTAAGGTCGGCATCATACTGTCGCCGTCAACATTTATAAGCTCAATCCCGTCTAACGTTTTACGGCCAAATAATTCATAAACGCGGTCGTCAGGTATTTCAATCGAGCTGATTACAGTCGGGAACGGCTGGTTTATATATCCATGACCTGCAGAGGCATGTAGATCGAACTGTTTGATTCTTACTGTCCCTTTATCTGGCCTATCAAAGCCTTCCATGACTCCGTAATCAAGGTATGCCGGTGAGACCGACAATTTCTCGGCGATCTTCAACATCTTTTCATCCCTCGGCTTAGCAGTGCCCAGAGTGTAGCGCCGCGCCATCTCATAAGAGACGCCACTCAATTCGGATAACTCTTTAACCCCAAACGCCATTATCTGGAGCGACTTGTTAAGCCGATCGGCAAAGTCTTTGTATTTAGCTTCTTCCACCATGAGTGGAAGATTAAGCGCACAAAACATAGTTGTCATTTCTATTTTAAGTTGCAATAAAATGCTACTTTAAGTAGTATCAATTTCATCCCATCTACGAGGAAAGAGAGATGCAAGAAGGCTTCAAGAACGTAAGCGATAAAGCCGTTAAGGCGGTCGGCTCAATGTCAGAGGTTTCACGTCGATTTGGTTTCGGTTCTGTCCAGTCTGTTGCCAACTGGATTTCTAAAAACCGAGTTCCGCCAGAGCGAGTGATTCCGCTTTGTGAGTGGGGAGGTTGGTCAGTGACCCCACATCAATTAAGGCCTGATATTTATCCAAACGCAAAGGATGGCCTGCCGGTTAAGTAAGCAGGATAAAACATGCACGTTTTCAATTTAACTACCGTAGGAAAAGCAAAATGGTAGACACCATCAACACCGCAATTCGCCTGATGTGCAAAGCACACTCACACGGTCGCTTGGGGATGGCTGCTGACATGGGTATGACCATCGATCAGTTCCACAACCATCTGTACCGCAAGTGCGGCAGTCGCTTCTTCTCTCTGGACGAGCTGCAGCATATGGAAGACCTGTCGCGCAGCACCTACCTGGCAGAATATTTCGCTAATCGCAAAGGCCTGACGCTGGTGGACGTTTCAACCGTTGAGAAAGTGGACAAGGTTGATCTGTATGACATCGAGCTGCGCAACAAAGCCACTGCCGGGAAGCTGGCGATCGCTAAGCAGGACGCGGTAGCAGACGGTGTTATTGACCAAAAGGAGCTTAAAACGCTGTCAGGATTGTTTCAGCAAAAGATGCGCGGCCAGATTCACGGCTTTCTTGGCTTCCTCGCGCTGTACGGCGTTGGCGTGACAGAGCATTCGGTAGACATGTTCATGTCCAACCGCAAAGCAGAAGTGGGCATGCAGATTCAGGCACAGGAATTATGAGATGGGTAGAGCAGAAAGGTTGAGCGCCCCAGTTTGCAGACCGGAGCGCTCGGCATCGTCAAATCAACTTGCGTGGAGAAGTAACGACATGAACAGCTTAATTCAAACAAGACCTTCAGTGCAATTCCGCTGCCGCGTGGAGGCTGGTCAGTTGCGGTATGAGCAAATATTACGCGTTGCAGGTCAGGCCGACAACTACCAGTCAGCAGAACCGTTGGTAGTTCAGAACGCCTGGAATGATTTTTATCTTAATCAGGAACCAGTCACATGCGAATACTTGACCGCTGGTTCACTGATCGTAGGGGCATTCCTGTTCGCGTTATCCGCTGGGAACCAGAATCAAACCGCGTTATTTACCTTCGCACTAATTATGAACATGGCGAGTGCTTCAGCCCTCTCCTCCAGTTCCAGCGCGACTTTCGGGAAATAGAGGCACCGCATGAGTTTACTTCTGAAGGTAAAACCGCTGGTAGTTAGCCCGGTGCTTGCATGCCGTATCGGCCTCAATGAAGCGATCGTGCTTCAGCAGATTTGTTACTGGCTGGAGGACACAACATCGGGTGTTGAGCATGAAGGCCGCCGCTGGGTTTACAACACCATTGAAGACTGGAATGAGCAATTTCCGTGGTGGTCATCAGACACGGTAAAACGCGCTCTGACGTCGCTTAAAAAAAGCGGGCTTATTTACGTTGAGCAGTTAAAAAAGACGCAGCATGACCGTACAAATTTTTACGCGATTAACCACGCAAACCCACTGTTATCCGATGAGTGCAAATTGCCCTCATCGAAGGATGCAAATTGCACTCATCGAACAGGGCAAGATGCACCAATCGAACAGGGCAAATTAAACCCATCGATGAGGGCAAATTGCACTCGTCTTACAGAGAATACAACAGAGATTACTACAGAGATTACAGGTAAAGACCCTTGTCCGGTTTCTGCGAAACCCGACGATGAACAGGATGAATTCAAAGTTCTTGATCACCTGAATCGGGCTGCTGGCCTGCGCTACCAGAAATCTCGCTCATCACTCGGACCAATTCGCGGACGCCTGGCAGAAGATTTTACAGCCGAAGAGCTGATTCTCGCCGTGGATTACACCATCGCCAAATGGGCTGATGACGCCAAGATGCGCGATTACGTCCGCCCGGAAACAATCTTCCGACAGGGTAAATTTCCCGCGTACCTCGGATCGGCTCAGGCATGGGAGCGCGCTGGCCGTCCGCCATGCATCAAGGGCAAATGGCAGCGCGACACCACGCAGGTGGCGAGCATGGATTATCAGATTCCTGACGGCTTCCGGGGGTAACGATGAACACTGAAACGCTGATTCTTACTCACCTGATAACTCACGAAGGCCAGACCCCTGCTCAAATCTCGGGAGCTATTGGAAGAACAAGCAGTACGGTGCGATTCACCCTGCAAAAGCTTGCAGCCACTGGAGAAGTATGGCGAGACGAATACACCCGTTATTTCACATCCGTGCCGAACGCCGCTGAGGATGCCTCGTTCGTTGAGCTAAGCGACAAGGCTTACCAGTATCAGGACAAAAACTGGTGGAACAAGGCGGCAGACACATGGTTACGCGCTTTCGACTGCACAAAGAATCCCGGATTGCGCGAGAAGGCCATCACTTGCCGTAAGCACTGCATAAGCATGGCGAATTGGCGCTTACCAAAGCCTGAGCCTGATTACCCAGAAAAGGGGAGAAAGGGCCGATGAAAGCAGCCATCAAAGCGCACTACTGGCGCAACGAAGATTACTACCGTGGCATTCGCGCAGCGGTCCTGATGATTACCGGTTTAGTTATTGCCCTGATATGGGAGTTGAAAACAGCATGAGCAATTTGCTTCAGGTTTACAAAAACAAAGACGACAACGAAACCGACATCACGGTACGTAAAACTTACCTGCTGGGTGTTAGTGAGCTGTATATCGAACCTGGTTACAACGTTCGCGACATCGATCAGGCTCACGTCGAAGAATTCCGCGATGCGTACATTGCCGGTGAGAATGTTCCACCACTGACAGTTCAGGTTACAGCGCAGGGTGTGAAGGTGATCGACGGCCACCACCGCTACCAAGGCGCGAAGCTGGCGAAAGAGGCTGGCTATGATATCCGCCTTGAGTGCAAAGATTTCGTAGGAAACGAGGCCGAGCGCATCGCCTTCATGGTGACGAGCAGTCAGGGCCGCCCACTGGAACCGCTGGAGCGCGCTGCAGCATACCAGCGCCTGAAAAATCAGGGATGGGAACCGGCAGAAATCGCGAAGAAAGTTAAACGCTCTCCGTCAGACATCGATCACCATCTGGCGCTGCTGACCGTGGGTGATGGCTTAATCGAAATGGTTAAGACCGGCGAAGTCGCGGCCACTACGGCAGTAGCTATGGTTCGCGAGCACGGCGCGAAGGCTGAAACCGTTGCCAAAACGCAGCTGGCAAAAGCGAAGGCTGGGGGTAAGAAAAAACTGACCCGTGCCGCAGCAATGCCGCAGTTCAGCGCAACCCGCGCACGCCGATTGCTTGAGCTCCTGCAAAAAGCCGAATACGTCCAAAGTGAAGATGTTAACTGCCTCTACGTTAATGATTCAGTTGCTTTCGAAGTGGCAGCAATCCTGGCGGAATACGCTGCGCATTCAGCCCAAATCGCGGAGGGCGCGTAATGACTTACCAGCTCATCTACGCCGATCCACCGTGGCAATACAACAACAGCGCCAGCAATGGCGCTGCTTCAGACCACTACAACACCATGACGATGAATGACCTTAAGCGTCTGCCCGTGTGGGCGCTTGCTGAAGAAAACGCGGTACTGGCGATGTGGTACACCGGCACCCACAACCAGGAGGCTCGGGAATTAGCTGAGTCGTGGGGATTCCGTGTGCGCACCATGAAGGGATTCACCTGGGTGAAGATGAACCAGCGCGCCGAAGAGCGCTTCAACCGCGCGCTGACCGAACAGACCATTCACGACTTCACCGACCTGCTGGACATGCTTAACGCAGAAACCCGCATGAACGGCGGCAACCACACCCGCAGCAATACTGAGGATGTGCTGATAGCCACGCGCGGTACCGGGCTGGAACGCGCCAGCGCATCGGTAAAGCAGGTTGTGTATTCATGCCTGGGCGAACACAGCGCGAAACCGTGGGAAGTGAGAAACCGTCTGGAGCAACTTTATGGTGACGTGTCACGCATTGAGCTGTTTGCGCGTACCGCCGCCGATGGCTGGGATTGCTGGGGCAACCAGTGTGACAGCAGCGTGCAACTGATCGCCGGGAGGGTGGCATGACAAGATTTAAATATGCACTTTTAGTGGGTACGCCAGCCCTGATGATCTGCTGGCCTGTAGGAAAGTCTGCAAAAGCAATTGAGCGTGCTGCCCAAAAAGTCAGGTTGAAGTGTGCAGCAAGGATGCGAAGGGTGATTGATGGCATACCACCTAAGCCGCAAGCAGACGGCAATCATCAAACCATCGGCGATGATTGCCGTGAAAGTAGAGTTGATCAAACCAACAACGGGAGTGCTGAATGATCCGAGGCTACCAACCGGGAAAACAGCAAGGCACTCCAAATCCGCCGCCTAAGAATCCGAATCAATCACCGGTAAGTTCGGCGAATGAGGCAAATCACGCTGGTGGCGCGGTCAAATTCACTCTGCCATTCCCTCCATCCGTAAACACTTACTGGAGAAACACCCGCAAGGGAGTATTAATCAGCGCCTCCGGGCGCTGTTTCCGATCCAATGCAATTGCAGCGGTATACCAGCAGCTAAAGCGCAGGCCTCAGCCGATTACAGTGAACGTTGCAGTTACGGTGATGCTGTACCCGCCAGACAAGCGCCTGCGTGATTTGGACAACTACCTGAAAGCCGCATTCGACAGCCTGACACATGCTGGCGTGTGGATGGATGATAAGCAGATTAAGCGCTTGATGGTTGAATGGGGCCCAGTGACTAAGGGCGGTAAGTCCGAGGTTACTATCAGCGAATATCAGGCGGTGGCGGCATGAGGGCGATACTGACACCTGACGTAGCGGTAAATACCGGTATTGTTCTGCTTAAGCCCGGTCGCGATCTGATACCGATGTTCCGGGAGCGTGTTTTAGTCTGCACAATGCCGCGTGACATGTCACACCTGCCATCGGGTTTAATCAACGACAGTAGCCAGCCATTACTGGATGAGCCAACGCTTAAAGCGTTCTTCGGTGATAGCAGGGTGATCGACGCGGCTGGTGGACTGGAAGTTCATGATGCGTGGGTTCAAAAAATTGGTGTATGCCAGTATCAGGAAAAAGATTCTTATCACCATCAGCATTACACTACCTTGCGTACCGAATCAGGGTCTCTTTGTCTTTGCTATTCCTGTGATAATTACTGTCGTTCAAATGGCTTGCCTGGTATCCTGGAAACAGTCGCTGCGGGTAATCTGGCGCGCTGGATAATTGAGTCAGCATGCACTCAGATGGGGTTAGGACAGGATCATCAAATGACGCTGCCTGAGCTGTGCTGGTGGGCATGCCTGAAGGACGTTATAGACCTGATTCCAGAGTCACACGCTCGACGCGTTCTGCGCATGCCTAAGCCACTGGCTGATACAGGGCCAATGCCCGAAGCGGACATCACTCCATCGCGTTCCGCTCAAGAAATGGTTCAGGAAGCCGCAGAGGCGGTAAAGCAGGTTTTGACCATCCGCATAGACCCGGAGTCCCCGCAGACGTTCATGGCGCGGCCAAAGCGCTTGCGATGGAGCAATGAAAAATACACGCGGTGGGTAAAAGCGCAGCCATGCGCCTGTTGCCACAAGCCAGCAGACGACCCACACCACATAATCGGGCATGGACAAGGAGGAATGGGGACAAAGGCGCATGATTTGTTTGTGATACCGCTTTGCAGGGCGCATCACAATGAACTGCACCGTGATCCAACGGCATTTGAAAATAAATACGGCAGTCAGTTAGAGCTGCTCGTCAGATTCCTCGATCACTCGATTGCAGTCGGCGTGATCGGGTAAATTAAAAAGCGTGGAGGATAACAAATGCGTGATATTCAATTAGTACTTGAGCGCTGGGGCGCTTGGGTATCCAGCAACAAAGAAGAAGTTTACTGGTCATCAATCGCAGCCGGTTTTAGCGGCTTAATTCCTTCAAAAGTAAAATCCCGCCAGTCATGCTGTGATGATGACGCTATGGTGCTGTGCAGCTGTATTGCAAAATTAAATAAGAACAATGAAGACCTTCACGATCTTTTGTTCGATTACTACGTGTTTGGAAAAACCTTTATGGAGCTCGCGCGAAAGCATCAGTGCTCTGACGGCCATATTGGTAAAAAGCTTCAGAAAGCCGAAGGCGTTGTTGATGGGATGCTGATGATGCTGGATATACCGTTGCAGATGGACCGCTATGTACAGCGCGAAGATTTTAAAGCCAGTGCATAAAAAGTATTTACGTACGTAAAAAGCCTGATAATCTGATAAGGCTCGTTACTACGCAGTACTTCTTATTCTTCAAGATTCAGTTGCAAAATCAGTGAGTGACATAAACGCCCGAGGCCTTACCAGCTGTCGGGCGTTTTTATTCTTGACAGAAAAAATCAGATTTTGTAAATAGTAAATCGCCTGATGTGTATCGTTCTTTAGTCCAATCATTCATCTCGCATGTCAGGCCGAAAGCCCCGTCTTAACCGATGGGGCTTTTTGTTTTTAATAATTAACCCTGTGGCTGACGGGCCAGGTAACTATCGCGGAACGCGTCAGGGTTCATATTTTAGAGGGTCGCCATAGAGCGGCCTTCTTTCGTTTTTGCGCCCGCCAATCACTGTTATCCGAAATTTTCACGCCGTGGCGGTGCGCAATTTTTTATTTCGAGACTACCGACGGCACCGACCTATTGGGAGGTGAGGATGAAACGTATGCCAGATAAAGACATGGGCTTCTGGGCAAGCCTGCTGGCCTGGCTATATGCCCACAAAAACGAATCGGGGTATGCAGCTCTTGCCGGAGTGATGGCGCTACTTCGCGCCACATACGTCGGCGTAGACACATGGCCGAGACGTTTGCTTGATGCGGCAATGTGCAGCGTGTTTGCGTTCTTCCTGCAGCCGACGCTCCAGATTCTTGGCTCTGCCCTTAACTGGAACATCAACGATGACGTAACGCGCGTTGCGGCTGTGTTCCTTGGTTTTCTCGGCGTGGACTGGCTTTCGTCCAAGCTGCGCAAATTCATTGATAAGCGTATAGGGGATGACAATGCTGACGCCCACTAATTTCCAGCGCGCAACTGGCGTATCTGATGCGCTGCGCGACAAGTGGTTTCCCCGCATAGCTGCCAGCATGAGCTCATTCGGTATCAATACCCCATTACGGCAGGCGCACTTTCTGGCGCAGGTGGGGCATGAGTCAGCCGGATTCACGAAAGTGGAAGAGGGTCTGAATTACAGCGAGAACGCGCTTACTGCCATGTTCGGCAAGCGCATCACTGTGGCGCAGGCCAAAGCCTACGGACGCAACGCTGAACACGCCGCCAATCAGAAGATGATCGCCAACATCATTTACGCGAACCGTAATGGCAATGGTGATGTCGCTTCCGGTGATGGTTATCGCTATCGCGGGCGTGGACTGATTCAGATTACCGGCAAAGCGAATTACGCAGCCCTTTCCGGGCAGCTAAGCGCTGATGTAGTAGCAAACCCTGACCTGCTGACTGAAAACCTTCAGGCGGCGATGTCAGCAGCTGCATGGTGGAAGAATCATGGCTTAAACGAACTGGCAGACCTTGATGATGTTACCCGCATCACCAAAGTCATTAACGGTGGCACTAACGGTCTGGAAGACAGGAAATCCCGCTTACTAAAAGCTAAGGGGATTCTATGTTCAACGTAATAGGTGTTATCCGAAATTATTCGCACGTAATCATCATTGGTCTTATCTGCATTTGTCTCTGGGGACTGAATGCCCGTAACTCACAGCTGACGGCTACCAACGAGCGGCTGGAGCAACTGGCAAACAGCAAAGACGACCAGATTAACGATCTGCGATCCAAGAACGACGACTTAGCCGCCAGCGTCAATGACCTGGTGAAGGCGGTTAATAAGCAAAACGAGGTGATGAGTCAGGTTGCAGAGCAGCGCGCCCTAACAGCAGACCAGAACCGGAAACTTCAGAATGAAATTAAGCAATACCTCGCAGCTGATAAAAACGCTGCCGCTCCTGTGCCTGCTGATGCTGTTAAGCGGTTGCGAGACGCCGCGAAGTCAGCCAGTGGAGTACAGAACGATAAAGCAGACCCGGTTAAATCTGCCAGCGGACCTGACCAGCCCGATAAAGGCACCGGAACCCGCTAGCGCGATGAGCTATGGCGATTCGGTTGAGCTGAACGTGGTGCTGTATGGCGTAGTTGAGCAATGCAATAACGACAGGACAGCTGTTCGCAAGATAGAGGCGGGATATTGATGCCTGAGCCAAGAATCTATAACAGCCGCTGGGACAAGGCGCGTTTGTCATTTCTAAAATTGCACCCGCTCTGCGTAATGTGTCAGCGGCAGGGGCGGGCGGTCGCCGCCACCGTAGTCGATCACATCAAGCCTCACCGTCTGAAAGAAGCTATCAGCGGCGGTAAGCAGGATGATATAGCTAAGGCCCAGAAGCTTTTCTGGGATAAAGCCAACTGGCAACCCCTCTGTAAGCAGCACCACGACTCCACCAAGCAGCGCGAAGAGAAGCGCGGCCACATCATCGGATGTGATGAGAACGGCCTGCCACTGGACCCACAGTCGCACTGGCGCAGGGGATAGATCAATAACAAGCAGGGAGGGGCGGTTTGAGAGTTCAGGGGTTATCGTCTTCCTGACCGCCCGCCCCCCTTTGTATGCACAACCGCGAAATGAAAAGTTTTTTTCTGGGAGGTTTTCATGGCCGGAAGACGACCAAAACCTACCCATCTGAAAGTTGTTACCGGAAATCCCGGCAAGCGCGCGCTCAATAAAAAAGAGCCAAAGCCAGCCCGTGAAATTCCAAGCCCTCCATCACATCTGACCGACTGGGGTAAAACAGCCTGGGGAAAACTCACCGTTCTTCTTGACGGGATGGGTGTCCTCACGGTTGCGGACACACTTGCGCTCGAAAGGCTCTGCGATCTTTATGCAGAAATTCTGCAATTGCGCCAGATAGTCGATATCGAAGGACGCACTTATACGACTAAAACCCAGATGGGTGATTTTCTGATTAAAGCAAACCCGGCTGTCGCCATGCTGGCCGATGTTGATCGCCGGTTCAAAAGTTATCTGGTGGAGTTCGGCCTTACACCGGCTGCCCGGTCAAAGGTAAATGCTGATGGTGGAGAAAAAGAAGAAGACCCGCTCAACCAGTTCTTCGGTTGATCCAGCTACACAATATGCCATGGACGTTACCAGCGGCTCAGTCATAGCGGGACCGGATATTCGTGCTGCCTGCGCCCGGCACCTTCGAGATTTAGAAGAAGGACCAGAGCGCGGACTATTTTGGGATGTTGAAGCCGTAACTCGGGTCGTTAATTTCTTCGCTCAGGTTCTGAAGCTTAACGGCGGGGAGCATGAGGGGAAACCTTTTATCCTGCTGCCATGGCAGTGTTTCATCGTGGGATCTCTGTTTGGCTGGAAAGCGGAGGACGGCACGCGGCGCTTTCGCATGAGCTACATCGAATCCGGTAAGGGTTCAGGCAAGTCTCCTCTGGCGGGCGGCGTTGGTCTTTATCTGCTGATGGCGGATAAAGAGCCACGCGCCGAAGTTTATGCAGCGGCCACCAAAAAAGACCAGGCGATGATTTTGTTTCGCGATGCGGTCACGATGGTCGATCAGTCTCCCGCACTGTCGCAGCGCATAACCAAATCAGGCACAGGGCTCAACGTCTGGAACCTCGCGTTTCTGCAGACGGGCTCTTTCTTCAAGCCAATCAGCTCCGATGATGGCCAGTCGGGTCCGCGTCCTCACGGTGCACTGATTGATGAAGTCCATGAACATAAAACAAACGCCGTTGTTGAGATGATGCGTGCCGGGACCAAAGGGCGTCGTCAGGCGCTCATGTTCCTCATCACCAACAGCGGTCACGATAAGACCAGCGTCTGCTACGAGTATCACGAATACGGTCGCAAGGTTGCTGCAGGTGATTTGGTTGATGACAGCTTTTTCAGCTTCATCTGTTCGCTTGATGAAGGTGATGACCCCTTCAAAGACGAAACTTGTTGGGGAAAAGCTAACCCATCACTCGGTCAGACATTTACCGATAAGTATTTGCGTGAGCAGGTGACTCAGGCGCGCGGCATGCCCTCTAAAGAGAGCATCGTGCGCCGCCTTAACTTCTGCCAGTGGGTTGAATCTGCCGATCCGTGGATTGACAGTGACACCTGGATGAACTGCGAAAAGGACTTTGATCCTGACGAACTGACGGGTGAAGAGTGTTATGGCGGTTTGGACCTGTCCGGCTCACGTGACCTGACGGCTCTGGCGCTTTACTTCCCAAAAACAAAAAAACTTCTTGTCGAATTCTGGACACCTAAAGACTCACTGCTTGAGCGCGCAAAAACGGACCACGTTCCCTATGACGCCTGGCTGCGTAATGGTTTTATTCATGCGCCACCGGGCAAAGCTGTGAATTATGGCTTTGTTGCTGTTCGCATTGGTGAGCTTGCAGCCAGATACGATATCAAGTGCATCGCCTTCGACCAGTACCGCATCAAGTATCTGGAACCAGAGCTGGAAAACGAGTCTGTAAGTGTTGACCTTATTCCTCACGGTCAGGGTTTTTATAAGGCGCAGGAGTCAGGGCTCTGGATGCCACGGTCTATTGAACTCTTTGAAGAGCACCTTAATAACCGGGCGCTGGTCATTAGAACCAACCCTTGCCTGAGATGGAATGCAGCTTCTGCAGTGCTTGAAGCAGATCAGAAAGACAACCGTATCTTTGCCAAAAAGAAAAGCACTGGCCGTATTGATGGCGTGGTGGCGTCTGCTATGGCAATCGGTGCGGCTGAGGATGCAGTGCTGGTAGACAGTGGCGACCCCGATGACTTTTTTGACGACCCGATTATGGTAGGTATCTGATGAAGGAAAAGAAACAGCCGGGCCGCATAAAGAGCGCGATTGTTAACTGGCTCGGTGAGTCGATTGGGCTTAATGACGCTGCGTTCTGGCAGGAGTGGTACGGCACAAGCAGCAGCGGAAAGGTTGTGACAGCAGAGAAAGCGCTGGCACTGGCCTCTGTCTGGGCGTGTGTGCGCCTGCTGAGTGAATCGGTATCAACGCTGCCGATGAAGGTTTACGAACGGGCCGCTGACGGCTCGCGCAAGCTGGCGCTCAATCATCCTGCGTATCAGCTACTGTGCCGCCGTCCCAACAGTGAAATGACGCCGTCGCGCTTCATGCTGATGGTGGTTGCCAGCATATGCCTGCGTGGTAACGCCTACGTTGAGAAAAAGATGATCGGCACCAAGCTGGTCTCACTGGTACCGCTTCTTCCTCAAAGCATGAAGGTTGAACGGCTGGACAGCGGGGAACTGCAATACACCTACACAGAGAAGGGCGTGCCGCGCATCATACCGGTTAAAAACATGATGCACATCCGGGGCTTTGGTCTGGATGGAGTATGCGGAATGATGCCGATGCGCACCGGGCGCGACGTGTTTGGCGCAGCGATGGCGGTTGAAGAATCAGCCGCCAAGATTTTCGAAAACGGTATTCAGACGTCAGGCTTTTTCCTGTCGAAGAATCTGCTGACAAAAGAGCAGCGCCAGAAAAACCGTGAAAACCTTAACCGGTTCGTTGGGTCAAAAAATGCCGGTAAGGTAATGGTCCTTGAAGGCGATATGTCCTATCAGGGCATTACGCTGAACCCTGAAGATGCTCAGATGCTGGAGTCACGTTCGTTCAGCATTGAGGAAATCTGCCGCTGGTTCCGCGTACCGCCGTTTATGGTGGGTCACGTTGACAAGCAGAGCAGTTGGGCGTCGAGCGTAGAGGGCATGAACCTGCTGTTCCTGACGAATACGCTGCGTCCGATGCTGGTAAACATTGAACAGGAGATTTCACGCTGCCTGCTGAACGGTGATGAAGACCTGTTTGCTGAGTTCTCGGTTGAAGGCCTTCTTCGTGCTGACAGCGCCGGACGCTCCGCTTATTACACCACGGCGCTGCAAAACGGCTGGATGTCACGTAATGATGTCCGCCGTCTGGAGAATCTGCCGCCAATTGAAGGCGGTGATATCTACACCGTACAGCTGAACCTTACCCCGCTTGAGGACTTGCGCAAAAACAGCATCGAAGCAAGGGCTACGATGTTGCGCGAGGTTCACAATGCCGTTTTCCCGGACATTCCTCTAGAACAGTCACCGCTTAGACAAGCGGCTTAGGAGCAACCCCCATGACATTGAAAAGTCTTCCGGCAGCGCCGGAGGGGCGGCCTTTTGCGCGCGAAAATCGCGATCTGCCGTCCTCCGCATTGGAGCGCTGGAACGGCGGTATTAAAGCCGCAAAGAGTGATGGCAACAGTATTTCCGTCTTCGACGTCATTGGCGCTGACTGGTATGGCGATGGCGTCACCGCCAGCCGCATCGCTGCCGCCCTCCGGTCAATCGGCGGTGCTGATGTGACCGTGAATATCAATTCGCCCGGCGGCGATATGTTTGAAGGCCTGGCAATTTATAACCTGCTGCGAGAGTACGAGGGAAAAGTCACCGTCAAGGTGCTAGGCCTCGCTGCTTCTGCAGCTTCGATCATCGCGATGGCCGGTGATGAGGTCCAGATTGGTCGCGGTGCCTTCCTGATGATCCATAACTGCTGGGTGTATGCGCTGGGCAACCGTCACGACCTGCAGCAGATTGCGGCTGACATGGTGCCTTTTGATAAAGCCATGAACGATATCTACGGCGCTCGCACGGGGCTGGATACCGCCACTATCGACGCAATGATGGACGCTGAAACCTACATCGGCGGCAGTGATGCCGTTGATAAGGGATTTGCGGATCGGCTGCTTTCTGCAGATGAAATTGCGGACGACGACGACAGCCCCGCCGCTGCATTACGCAAACTGGACGCGATGCTGGCTAAAACCGATGCACCACGTTCAGAACGTCGAAAACTTCTTAAAGCATTAACCGGCAGCAAGCCAGGCGCTGCTGCCACCCCTGAAGGTATGCCGGGCGCTACCGACGAAATCAACCCTGAAAGTATTGAGCAACTTCAAAACGCGCTGGCCGCGTTCGGCAAATAAGGAATCATCATGTCAGATGTAAATGAGTTACTGAAGAAAGTATCTGCAAAGCTGGAAGAGGTCTCCGGCACCTTCAGCGCTAAGGCTGAAGACGCGCTTAAGGAGGCAAAAAACTCTGGTCAGCTGTCAGCCCAGACTAAAGAAGCGGTAGATAAAATCGCCACTGAGTTCAACGCCCTCAATGAGGCGAATAAAACGTTGAAGGCGTCACTCGGTGAGCTGGAACAGCACGTCGCTCAGATGCCTATGAACCACGCGGCCAAAGTTGTTGAAACCGTGGGTCGTCAGGTTATCTCATCTGAAGCGCTTAAGACCTTCACCGCTGGCGTTGAAGGGAATAAACGCATCAGCATTCCGGTGAGTGCAGCACTGGTGTCAGTCGATGTTCCTGGTCAAATTGTTGCGCCTGATCGCCTGCCCGGTATCGACACCCAGCCAAAACAACGACTGTTTATTCGTGATTTGATCGCGCCGGGCCGTACTGCCTCAAACACCATTTATTGGGTGCAGCAGACCGGTTTCACCAATAGAGCTGCTGCAGTGGCTGAAAACACGACCAAACCGTACAGCGACATTGCTTTCGCGGAGAAGATCACGCCAGTCCGCACGATCGCTCACATGTTTAAGGCGGCTAAGCAGATTCTGGATGATATGCCGCAACTGCAGTCCACTATTGATGCAGAGCTTCGCTATGGGCTGAAATATGTTGAAGAGCAGGAGATTCTGTTCGGCGATGGCACAGGTGCACATCTCGACGGTATTGTTCCGCAGGCTTCAGCTTTTGCCGCTGCCTTTGAAGTTGAAAGTCAGAACGGCATCGACGATTTGCGCTTAGCCATGCTTCAGGCTCAGCTGGCGCGATTCCCGGCTTCGGGTCACGTCCTGCACTTCATCGACTGGGCAAAGATCGAATTGACCAAAGACACGCTGGGTCGCTATATCCTGGCGAACCCTGCGGCGCTGACGGGGCCAACCCTGTGGGGTCTTCCGGTCGTGGCTACCGAAGCGGCCGCATTCCAGGGCAAATTCCTGACAGGCGCATTCAATGCCGGTGCACAAATCTTTGATCGTGAAGATGCCAACGTTGTGATCTCCACTGAAAATGCCGACGACTTTGAGAAAAACATGATCTCAATCCGTTGTGAAGAGCGTCTGGCGCTGGCCGTTAAGCGTCCTGAAGCGTTCGTTTACGGTTCATTCACCGCACCTGCTGCAGCTGCGTAAAAACGACGGCGGCCTCCGGGCCGCCTTTCCCGGAGGTACACATGAAACTTCTTCTAATTAAACCGAATTATTTCGGCGGAACTGTCATTTCTGAAGGCAATACCATTGAGACCGACGAGCAGCATGGTCGCGAGTTGATTAAAAAAGGCTTTGCAAAACTGGTTGAAGACGATACTGCTGCTCTGCCAGAGCCAGAGCCAGAGCCAGAGCCAGAGCCAGAGCCAGAGCCAGAGCCAGAGCCAGAGCCAGAGCCAGAGCCAGAGCCAGAGCCAGAGCCAGAGCCAGAGCCAGAGCCAGAGCCAGAGCCAGAGCCAGAGCCAGAGCCAGAGCCAGAGCCAGAGCCAGAGCCAGAGCCAGAGCCAGAGCCAGAGTCAGCAAAAGGTAAAAACAAGAAAGGCTAAAGACAATGCTTCTGACGCTCGAAGAAATCAAATCACAGTGCCGTCTGGAAAGCGATTTCACTTCAGAGGATCAGCTTCTTGAGCTTTTTGCTCTGGCTGCTGAAGCGAAGGCGGTGACCTACCTCAACCGCAACCTATATAAAACGGTTGCGGACATTGCCCCGCTTGATTCAGATGGAATGGTTATCACCGAAGATATCCGCCTTGCTCTGCTGATGCTGGTCAGTCACTGGTACGAACATCGTAGTTCTGTGTCTGAAGTAGAGATGACAGAGACGCCTCAGGCGTTTGAATTTCTACTTTATTCACGCCGTCTGCCTGTGTCGGGGTACTGATATGCAGTTACGGTCATCAAATACCAGCGCTGTATTTACGCTGCCCGATCCCGGTGAACTTAATAAGCGCATCAAATTACGCCAGCGTATAGACCAGGCTGCGGCGGATTATGGCGTGGAGCCGGTTTATCGGAATGAAAGGGATGTGTGGGCAAAAGTCCGGCAGGTGGGGGCTACGACCTTTCACGAATCAATTCAGGCTGACGACATCATTACTCATTACATCACGATCCGTTTTCGTCATGGCATCACTTCTGATTTCGAAGTGGTTTTTGGAGGCAATATCTACCGGGTTAAGCGCCTTCGCGATCTTAACTCCGCTGGCCGTTACCTGCTGATTGAGTGCGAGGAGCTGGGCGCGGTAGATCGCGATGGAGAGATGTATGGCTAAGCCGCTGCTGCATGTCGATTTCGACCAGCCGAAAGAACTCGTTTTTAACCGAGCCAGGATGCGTAAGGCCTTCGTGAAATTAGGGCAGGTGCATATGCGTGATGCCCGCCGGATGGTGATGCGTCGAGGTCGTTCCTCTCCGGGGGAAAATCCGGGATTTCGCACTGGCAGGCTGGCCCGCTCAATCGGTTACTACGTGCCACGGGCATCTAAAAACCGTCCGGGTCTGATGGTGCGCATTGCTCCCAACCAGAAACGTGGCGAAGGCAACCGTCTTATTGAAGGCGATTTCTATCCGGCTTTTCTCTTTTATGGGGTCAGGCGCGGGGCTAAACGCGGCAAAAGCCATCATAAAGGCAAGTCTGGTGGAAACGGTTGGCGAATAGCGCCACGCAAAAACTATATGGCGGAAGTGCTTGAATCCCGCAAGAGCTGGACACGTTATGTCCTCAGCAGGGCGCTTCGTACTTCCCTCAGGCCTGAAAGGAAAAAGAAATGAAGCTGTCTCTAGTAATAGCTGCGCTACGTGCGCGATGTCCGCGCTTTGCGGGTAACGTAGCAGGTGCGGCGGAATTCAAAGCCATTCCTGAAACCGGGAAAATGAAGCTACCAGCTGCTTACGTGGTGCCGACTGAGGACATCACCGCCGAACAAAAGTCCTTAACCGACTACTGGCAGAACGTTACCGAGGGATTTGCAGTTGTCGTTGTGCTGGACAACACCCGTGACGAGCGCGGTCAGGCATCAGGCTATGACGCGGTGCATGATGTGCGGGGTGAAATCTGGAAGGCGCTGCTGGGCTGGGAGCCGGACGTAGACGCGGGTCCAGTAGCATACTCGGGTGGCCAGCTTCTGGATATGGATAGGGGTCGCCTCTATTACCAGTTTGAGTTCATGCTGACGCGTGAAATTACTGGTGAGATGACGCGCCAGCAGGACGATCTCAATGCCCTGGATGAATTTAATGAAATTGATGTCGATGTGGATTTCATCGGCAAAGACCAGAAACCAGACGGCATCATTGAACACAAACTTCGGGTCAACCTCAGCGAGTAACTAATGAAATTTAAACCTGTAGCCGGGCGATCAGTTCCTGATCCAGCCCGTGGCGACCTGTTGCCTAAAGAAGGGCGAAACGTCGAAATGAGCACTTACTGGCTCCGCCGTATGAAGGCTGGAGATGTTACGGAAGTCAAAGCAGAGAGCAAGGCCTCTGCAAAAGACGCAACTAAACAAGGTGGCGAGTGATGACTGTCAGCTTTAATCAGGTGCCTTCTGATATCCGCGTGCCGCTGTTCTGGGCAGAAATGGATGCCAGCCAGGCGAATTCCGCGAGCTCAAGCAGCCCGGCGCTGCTAATCGGCACTGTGGCGACTACGGCCACGGTTGTGAAAAACACGCTCACTATCATGCCATCAGCTGATCTTGCCGGGAAAATCTGCGGTTTCGGCAGCCAGTTACACCGTATGGTCAAGCGCTATCGCGCCATCGACCCCTTTGGTGAACTCTGGATTCTGGCAGTAGGTGAATCAACAGGTGCGCAGGCGGCAGGCTCGGTAGTCATTGCAGGCACCGCACAGGCATCAGGAACCCTCAGCCTTTATGTCGGGGTTGAACGTGTTCAGGCCGCCGTGGTTATTGGCGATGAGGCTGCTGAAGTTGCCGCTACGCTTGCGGCTGCTATCAACGCGAATACCAGCCTGCCTGTCACCGCGACTGCTACTGACGGCACCGTTTCAGTCAAGGCTCGCCATAAGGGACTGACCGGGAACGACATCCCGTTGATGCTGAACTATTACGGCACGGTAGGCGGTGAAACTACCCCGGACGCAATTACCGTGACCATTACCGCGCTTTCTGGCGGCACAGGTTCACCTGACCTGACCGACACCATTGCTGCGATGGGTGATGAGCCGTTTGATTTTATCGGGCTTCCGTTCAGTGATTCAGCTTCCCTCGCGACTATGGCGCTGGAAATGAATGACGGTTCAGGTCGATGGAGCTACGCACGCCAGCTATACGGCCACGTCTACACGGCTAAAACAGGCACGCTGTCAGACCTGGTTGCCTTCGGCGACACCATGAATAACCAGCATATCACCGTTGCGGGTTATGAAGTGTCCACGCAAACCTGCTGCGATGAGCTGGTGGCGATGCGTACCGCCCGCAATGCGGTATTTATCCGTAACGATCCGGCGCGACCAACGCAAACCGGAGAACTGACCGGGGCATTACCTGCGCCGAAAGGCACCCGTTTCATTCTTTCAGAGCAACAGTCTCTGCTGACGCACGGCATTGCAACGGCCTATGCAGAGAGCGGCGTGCTGCGTATTCAGCGTGATATTACGACCTATCAGCAGAACAGTTACGGCGTGGCTGATGACAGCTATCTGGACAGTGAAACGCTGCATACCAGTGCTTACGTACTGCGCGAACTGAAGAGCGTGATCACCTCCAAGTACCCGCGCCATAAACTAGCCAATGACGGCACCCGATTTGGTGATGGTCAGGCTGTGGTGACGCCAGCGGTCATCAAAGGTGAGATGTGCTCGGTCTACAAACAGATGGAGCGATCAGCCATCGTTGAGAACTTTGACCTGTTCAAAACCTATCTGGTGGTGGAGCGCAACGCGGATAATCCAAACCGCGTGGATGTGCTGTTCCCGCCTGACTACGTTAATCAGCTGCGCGTGTTTGCTCTGGTTAATCAGTTCCGTCTGCAATACAGCGAGGAGAGCGAATAATGTCCCGTATTGCTGGTACCACGTATTTCAAACTCGACGGGCTTCAGCTGTCGCTGACGGGCGGCATTGAAGTGCCAATGAACACTAAGGTTAATGATGATGTGATCGGCCTTGATGGTTCTGTTGACCGCAAAGAAACGCACCGCGCGCCCTATATCAAAGGCACTTTCAAAGTGCCGAAAGGATTCCCGCTCAGTAAAATCACAGAGTCCGACAGCATGACCGGCACTGCTGAGCTGGCGAACGGTCAGGTGTATGTCCTGACCGAAGCCTGGCTGTTTGGTGAGGCTAACCACAACGCCGAAGAGGGCACGGTTGACCTTGAGTTCCACGGTTCAGAAGGATTTTACCAGTGAAAGAGTTGGTACTGACTAAACCCATTGTGGCGGCAAATGAGACGCTGCATGTTCTTGAAATCCGCGAGCCAACTTATGACGAAGTTGAGCAATTCGGTATCCCTTTCAGTTACAACGAGTCCGGTGAAATGAAGCTGGACTCCCGCGTCACGCTGAAATATATCCCGGTGCTTGCCGCTATCCCGCGCTCATCGGCGGCAAAAATGACGCTTAAGGATGTCTTTATGGCATCAATGACGATCGTTGGTTTTTTTACGGGGTCGGAAGCGGCGGAGAATTCAGAAAACGACTCTACAACACAGCCCACTTCTGGCGCATAAATCCGCTTGAGCTAAAAAATGTCAGCCTCAGCAAGTTTCTCGAAATGGAAGCTGAGGCTGTCCGCATCTCTGAGGAAATGAACCGTGGCAGATAGTTTTCAGCTGAAGGCGATCATCACGGCAGTGGATCAGTTATCAGGTCCACTGAAGGGGATGAGCAAAAACCTTAAAGGCTTTCAGAAGGAAGCCAAAGATATCATGGTCAGTGCGGCGGCTGTTGGCGTTGCGCTGACATCGGCGTTTTCCGTTCCGATTAGTCAGGCGATGGATTTCGAATCGCAGATGGCGGACGTTCGGAAAGTCGTTAACTTCGACACGCCACAGCAGTTTAAAGATATGGGCGAGGACGTTCTCAAACTCTCAACTCAGCTGCCTATGGCAGCAAATGGAATCGCGCAGATCGTCGCAGCGGGCGGTCAGTCGGGGGTTGCGCGTAAGGACCTGATGCAGTTCGCCAGTGATGCTGTGAAGATGGGGGTGGCATTCGACCAGACCGCAGAAGAGTCTGGACAGATGATGGCGCAATGGCGCACAGCGTTTAAATTAACGCAGAGTGACGTTGTCGTGCTCGCCGATAAAATCAACTATCTGGGGAATACCGGTCCGGCAAACGCGCAGAAAATCTCAGACATTGTCACACGCATAGGTCCCCTTGGTGGCGTTGCGGGCGTGGCTTCGGGTGAAATTGCCGCGATGGGTGCGACTATTGCCGGTATGGGTGTAGAGTCAGAGATAGCCGCCACAGGCATCAAAAACTTCATGCTTTCATTAACCTCCGGTAAGTCAGCCACCTCCTCACAAAAGAAAGCGCTGAGATTCATCAAAATCGATCCTGCCCAGTTAGCAGCCGATATGCAGAAAGATTCACGCGCCGCGATGCTGAGGGTGCTGGATTCGCTGGCTAAGGTTCCAAAAGACAAACAGGCAGCGATCATGAATGCGCTGTTTGGTAAGGAATCACTTGCCGCAATTGCGCCTTTGCTGACTAACCTGGATTTACTGCGCACAAACTTTACACGCGTTGCGGACGCTCAGCAGTATGCCGGGTCAATGCAAAAGGAGTATGAGTCGCGCGCGGCAACGACGGCGAACTCCGTTCAGCTGCTGAAGAATCAGTTCAGTGCCGCCAGTATTACCATTGGTGAAATGTTCCTTCCGGACATTGTTAAGCTGACGCAAAAGATACAGCCGATGATTGAGAAATTCCGGCAGTTTACTAAGGCAAACCCGGAGATGGTCAGGGGAACTTTCAAATTCGGGATTGCGCTGCTTGGCACCGCGTCTGCAATGGGTGTTGCTTCCAGAGCGGTGAAGATTTTCGACTCGGTAATGAAGATGTCCACGATGGGTAAGGTTATTTCCCTCCTCGTGCTGGGCGGAAGTTTAATCGTCAGTAACTGGGATCAAATTGGGCCGGTAGTGAAATCCGTCTGGAAATATGTCAATGAAGTTGTTGAAGCAATGGGGGGCTGGGAAACAATACTTGCCGCCGTGAGCACACTTATGGTGGGCGCGTTTGCTGATAATACCGTTGGCACCCTCGAGTCTGCATTGTCTACAGCATCTTCGCTTTCAGAAGTTCTGGGGCAGATTGCCTCTCTCGGGGCGCTGACAGTCTCCATTGGCGTTGCTATTTATGTTTTCAAAAAACTGAATGACATTGCTGATTCCGTAACTAAAAAGGACGGTACAACATCATTCTGGGAATCGCTCAAGAATCGCTGGAATGCGGGTGGGTGGTATAACAACCAGCAGGAGGGACCGGGTTATCAGTCTGCAGTGCCGTTATCGCGTCCAGAGCAGGGCGAACTCAAGGTCACTTTTGATAATGCGCCGCCGGGTATGCGTGTTGCTCCAGCGGGTAACTCATTACCCTGGCTTAATTATGATGTCGGCTATAACCGCTTTTCAAATCAGTAACCCGCTTCGGCGGGTTTTTTATTGCCCGGAGATCGCATGAGCTGGATTGATAACCTGCAGGATGCTTCATTGCGTGGCGTGCCCTTCAAGGTTGATGAGGATGAGGCTACTTTCGGTAGACGCGTCCAGGTGCATGAATATCCCAACCGCGATAAGCCATGGGCTGAAGACATGGGGCGTGCAACACGGCGCTTCAGTGTTCAGGCATATCTTGTTGGCGATGACTATTTTGAACAGCGCAACAGGCTGATCGAAGCCGTTGAGAAGCCCGGTAGTTGCACCCTCGTTCATCCATTTTACGGTGAAATGACAGTCACCGTTACCGATGAAGTTCGCGTCAGCCATACCAAAGACGAAGGCCGAATGTGCCGTGTCAGCTTCAGCTTCATCGAATCAGGTGAACTGTCATTCCCAAAAGCCGGCATTGCAACCGGAACGAAACTTACGGGCGCGGCAGCGCTGATGGACGATTTCCTGTCCTCTGCATTTGAGGCGTTTGGGCTCGATGGTTTGCCAGACTTCACGCAAAACGGGCTGCTGGATGATGCCACGGAGATGTTCGATACCATTACCGATGCCATGCAGTACGTGGATTCGGGAATCAGTGCAGCATCACGCCTGATGCAGGGTGATTTGTCTGTGCTGTTGATGCCGCCATCCAGCGGTATGAGTTTCGTTAATCAGCTTCAGACCATGTGGCGCGCGGGAACCAAACTGACAGGCAATGTCACAGACATGATCTCAATGGTTAAAGGTCTCAGCGGTATCACTCTCGATACCGGGCTTGCTCCGCGCGGGGTCTGGAAAACAGACAGCGCCAGCACTCAGGCCAGAACGGAGCAGCGCAATTACGTTGCGCAGGCGATCCGTACTTCAGCGCTCAGTGAGGCGGTGAATACGGTGACGAATTTACCAAAGTCCACAGCATCAACCACGGTCACAACTGAGCAATCCTCCACAGCGGTAATTGTGTCGCACCCAGCAGTAAATGATTTACTGGAAGATGATACAGCGGTGGGCGTTATCACCTCTACAGGGACGGATACGGTTCCGTCCTGGGATGATCTTACCGAAGTACGAGACACGCTTAACACCGCCATCGATCAGGAGATGGTCCGTGTCACCGATGACGGGCTGTTTCTCGCTCTGCGGCAGGTACGCACCGCGCTGAATGAAGATATCACTTCGCGACTTGAGCAAACCTCCAGAACGATTGAGCGCATACCGCCCGAAGTTTTACCCGCAGTCGTACTTGCTGCTGACTGGTATGACAATGCCGGGCGTGAATATGACATTACCGCGCGCAACGCCATCCGGCACCCCGGCTTTGTTCCGGTAAAAACCCTGAGAGTGCCCGTCCAGTGAATACAACCGTACTTCTTCGCGTTAATGGCCGTGAGTGGGGCGGGTGGACATCCGTTCGCATTGCGGCAGGTATTGAACGCATCGCAAGGGATTTCAACGTCCAGATTACCCGGACATGGCCGGGTGATGAATCACAGGTGAGTCGCCGCAGCCGCATCAAAAAAGCCGATAAGGTTGAAGTGCTGATTGGTGATGACTTGGTTATCACCGGATGGGTGGAAGCAATGCCTGTAAGGTATGACGCCAACAGCATCTCAATGGGTATCGTTGGCCGCAGTAAAACAGCAGACCTCGTTGATTGTTCAGCAACACCCTCGCAGTACAACGGACGTTCAATCGTTCAGGTTGCCGCAGACCTCGCCAGGCCGTTCAGCATTAACGTTGTGGATGCGGGCGGCGTGTCCGGCGTACTGCAGGGCGTACAGGCCGACCAGGGTGAATCTGTTATGGATGTGCTGAATAAGATGCTGGGCTTGCAGCAGGCGCTGGCCTATGACAACGCGGCGGGTGATTTAGTCATCAGCGGCATTGGTACGGTCAGGGCTACTACCGCTTTAGTGCTGGGAGAAAACATCCTGACATGCGACAGCGAACAGAGCATCAAGGACCGATTCAGCTCCTATCAGGTTTCAGGCATGCGCGCCGGAAACAACGACGATTTTGGTGAGGCAACGACTACGGCGATTCGTGGCACAGCCACCGATACCGGAATAGCCAGGTACAGGCCGTTGCTGGTCAGACAGACCGGCAATGCCACGTCAGAAACATGTGCAGAGCGCAGCGAATTCGAGATGCGCCAGCGAGCCGCCAGGACTGACGAAGTGACTTATACCGTTCAGGGCTGGCATCAGGGAGACGGTAAGCTTTGGCAGCCCAACATGCTGGTGGACGTATTCGATCCTGTTCTGGGGTTTGATAACCGTGAAATGGTGATCGCGGAGGTGACCTACCAGCAGGATGAAAACGGCACCATCAGTGAGCTGCGTGTTGGTCCTGCAGATGCTTATCTTCCCGAGCCTGCCAAGCCCGGCAAACGTAAGAAAAAAGCCGCAGCGGAGGATGATTTCTGATGGCTGGTCCACTCAATGCGCTTAATCGCGCACTATCAAACGTTCTCGCACGGGCGGTATTGCGCGGTATCGACACGGCCAGCAAGTGCCAGATGCTGGAGATCAGCATGCCAGGCGGTGAGGGCAAAAGTGATATTGAACATCTTGAGCCTTACGGCTTCACCTCAGCTGCACTGAGCGGCGCGGAGGCCGTTGCGGCTTACTTCGATGGTGATCGATCTCATGGTGTCGTGCTGGTTGTCGCAGATCGTCGCTACCGCCTGAAGGGTTTAAAGGGCGGAGAGGTTGCCATTTATGACGACGAGGCCAAGTCGGTGACACTCACCCGAACAGGGATTGTTGTGGATGGCGGCGGGAAACTCATTACTTTCAAAAATGCCCCCAAAGCCCGTTTCGAAATGGACATCGAGGCAACCGGAAATATCACCGATAACTGTGATTCTGACGGTGTTTCCATGGCCCAGATGCGTGTGACCTATAACGGGCATAGGCATAAAGAAAACGGGGACGGCGGCGGCACCACGGATGCAACCTTGCAACAGATGGGTGGATCATGATCCTAACAATAAATGGCAGGCAGCAGGCGGTTTACCAGTTAACCGACCCGCTCACCCGCGCTGTGGTTATCTCACTTTTCACCTGGCGAAAAGCGGGTAAAGACGATACGCCCGAAGAGATCAATGGCTGGTGGGGTGACACGTTCCCTACCGTTCAGAATGACCGAATAGGCTCTCGCCTTTATTTGCTGAAGCGGTCCAAACTGACCAACCAGACGCCGCTAAAAGCCCGTGAATACATCACAGAAGCGCTGCAATGGCTCACGGCTGATGGTGTGGCCGCGCGTGTGGAGGTTACCGCGCAAAGGCTTGGCATCAATGCAATGTCAGCTTCCACGGTTATTCGCAAACAGGACGGCACCACCCTGACGCTTTCCTTTGATGATTTATGGAGTGAACTCAATGGCTGACAGCGGATTTACCCGCCCGACACTCCCGCAGCTGATCACCGCAGTACGGAGCGATATTCTTACACGCCTCGCTGCTGATTCAACTCTTGAAGAATTACGCAGGACTGACGCCGAAGTATACAGCCGGGTTCTGGCAGCATCGGTTCATACGGTGTATGGCTATATCGACTATCTCGCCCGAAATTTGCTTCCAGACCTTGCGGACGTGGACTGGCTTATCCGTCACGGGAACATGAAGCGCGCCCCACGAAAGGCAGCTACTAGTGCGATCGGTTATGTACGCTGGGATGGCGTAACGGGCAATGCCAGTATTGATGCTGGTGTGACTATTCAGCGTGACGATCTGGTGTCATTCACCACGACTGCCAGCGCTAGTCCTTCAGGCGGCGTACTTCGTGTGCCTGTCACTTGTGATACGGCAGGCGTCACCAGCAACACTGATGACGGTATCACAATGCGGCTAACCAGTCCGGTAACGGGTCTGCCTTCGGCTGGGGTGGCAGACACCATTCAGGGCGGCGCTGATATCGAAGACCTTGAAGTGTGGCGCGCCAGAATTATTGAACGCTGGTACTACACGCCGCAGGGTGGAGCAGATGCCGATTATGAGGTGTGGGCAAAAGAGGTGGCTGGCGTAACCCGCGCTTGGACCTACCGTCACTGGTCAGGTCGCGGCACGGTGGGCGTCATGCTCGCAAACAGCGACCTTTATAACCCGATACCGGATGCCGTTGTTGTGGCCGGTGTTCAGGCGCATATCGAACCGCTTGCCCCGATAGCAGGATCAGACGTCTATGCTTTCGCCGCAACGCCACATGTCGTTAATTATCACATCCGACTAACACCAGACACAGAAGAAATCAGGCTGGCCGTAGAGGCGGAGATCAGAGCGATGAATCTCCGCGATGGTGTGCCAGAGGGGGCGCTGGAGCCTTCGCGAATCAGCGAAGCCATCAGCCTGGCTACCGGTGAGTACAGCCACGTTTTGGTCAGCCCGACTAACGAGGTGCCAATCGCAAAAGGTGAAGTGGGCGTAGTGGGAGAATTCACATGGACCTGACAGCGCAGTACGAGCAGATGCTGGGCGCGCTGCTGCCACGTGGTCCAGCGTGGGATGTTGATGATCCACTTCTATTGGGTTTTGCCCCGGTAATGTCTCGGGTACACAAACGCGCCGACGCACTGATGCTGGAGGCGGACCCGCGTTCAGTTACCGAACTCATAGACCGTTATGAGAGCGTTACTGGTCTGCCAGACAGTTGCACGCCAGCAGGCATACAGACGCTCCAGCAGCGCCGACAGAGACTGGATGCAAAGATAAATCTTGCTGGTGGAATAAACGAAGCTTTCTATCGAGCGCAGTTGGATGCGCTCGGTTACACCGACGCGACAATAACCCGCTATCCCAAAAGTAATTTCACCTGTGTCTCTGATTGTACAGAATCCCTGTATAGCGATGAGTGGCGTTATTACTGGCGAGTGAATATCCCAGCGGCTGCACAAATCAGTCCTATGACCTGCATCAGCAACTGTACGGACTCCATCCGTACATGGGGTGAAACCGTGGTTGAGTGCGTGCTTAACAAACTTGCCCCGTCTCATACCTACGTAATCTTCTTATACACGGAGTAATTCATGCATCGTATTGACACCTCTACCGCGCAGGTGGACAAATTTGGCTCGGGCAAAAATGGCTTTACGGGTGGCAACCCACAAACCGGTGTCCTCCCTACAGCGCTGGATGCTGACTATTTCGATACGCTTCAGGAAGAGCTGGCGGGAGTAATTGAGGCAGCTGGGCTTACATTAAATAAAGGTAGCAATATCCAGTTAACCGCAGCAATAAAAGCTCTTGTAGGTAGTGGTAGACTACTCAATGTTCAGACATTTACCAGTAGTGGCACTTATACACCTACCGCGGGTACAAAAAAACTATTTGTCGAAGTTCTTGGTGCTGGGGGGGGAGGCGGCGGCGTTTCAGCTACAGCGAGCGGTTATGTAGCGATCGCCGCAGGTGGCGGAGCGGGAGCATTTTGTTTTGGATGGAAATTAAATCCGGTTGCCACAGCTGTGACCGTTGGTGTTGGCGGAACCGGAGGTATCGGGAGCACGAATGCTAATGGTGGGGGCCTTGCTGGATCAGATGGCGGGGCTTCTTCATTTGGAACCATGATCTCGAATGGTGGAAAAGGTGGTCAAGGTAATGGCACCACTACTATCGCCGCCGGTACAACAACCCTTAAGGTTGGCGCGGAGGGTGGCACAGCATCAGGCGGTGATGTAAACATGAAGGGGAATGCTTCTCCTCTATCCATAGCAACTACAGCTGGAAATAGCGTATCAGGTTATGGCGCCCCAAGTGTTTTTGGCGGCGGTAATCCAGGTGGCTTTGGTGGCACCAGCTCAAGCGGTATTGATGCATCTACTCAAGGGGCTGGTGGCTCAGCGGCTTACTCATCACAGTCACCTTCTAACCTATTCAATGGCGGCAAAGGCGGTAATGGTATGGTAAGAATTTGGGAGTTCGCATAATGGGTTCATACGCACTTATAAAGTCTGGAAAAGTCCAAAATACAATAGTTTGGGATGGCCCCAAGTCTGCCCCAATGGAATTTGGCGAGGGAGTAGATTACACAAAAATCCCAGATGATGCGGGAACATTTCCGTCAACTGGTTGGCTCTTTGATGGCTCTATATTTACACCTCCACCAATTACTGATGAGGAAAGGGAAGCCAACCAACAGGCGGCGATTGCAGCTAATATTGCACTAAAGCAGTCATTCATGGAAGAAGCTAGCGGTATCATCAGCGTCCTGCAAGATGCTGTGGATCTGGATATGGCAACTGAAGAAGAAGCGTCCGAGTTGCCATCTTGGAAAAAGTATCGCGTACTACTTAATCGAATTGATTCAGACACTTCTGCTGTGATTATCTGGCCGGATAAACCAACAGCCTGATTACCAGTCTGAGAATTCAGTAAAATTCCCGTCTTTTACTTTGACAATGTGTAAATAAAAAACATCGACGGCTTCTTCTGCAGAAAGGCGTCTCGGGATACTTTTGCTGGCGGTAATGGCATCCAGCGAAAGCTTCCTGAGCGTCCATACCTCAGCAGGTTGCATCGAACCTGATGCCATAATCGTCTGAACACCCCACAAAAATAATTCCTGTTTTTTCATCTAAAATCCTTAATTATCAAAAATGGATAGCCAAAAGGCAGATTTAGGCTAAAGATTAACAGTAATGCACCTGCATTTGTGATCTGAACCATAAATATATATATTCAATGACTTTTGATTAAAATCTCTTGAAATTATATTCTCTCTTATTTCAAAGCCAGGATTAAAATCAACGTGAGGGAAATGACTTTTAACGTCATCCCTGCAAGTCATACTGCTTATCAGTAGATTTCCAGAATACTCTATGAAGACACTTAAAGGCTTCGCTTCTTGAGAGATTACCCATCCCCGTAAGTGAATTTCCCGGTTGACTATTTTTAAATCATCAATAGAGTATTGATAGAAATTATCATTTGGCAACGCTGAAGCCATCTCTGCATAATAATCTATTCCTGGTTTCTCTCCAATCTTGTTGCTAACTTCAATGACCTTCTCTTCAAACAACATTTCAAAAATATCAATATGTGTGCGTATCCACTCTAAATACTCTTTTTTTGTTTCCACAGAGCAATCAGCAACGATTTTTGCCATTGTTTTTGATAAGACAAAAATGTTATTAGGTATAAAGTAGTTGTTTAAGGAGTGAGTCACTCTCAACTTAATATCATTTATTAAATTTTCGTCGTCTAATAAACTACCACCATTAAGAAAGTCATTGCTCAGGCGGGTTAAAACTTTGTCAAAGTTAAAGATCGCATCCCCGAAAATCAATCCCGGCACCCCCATAACCCAAGACTCAAAGCAAACCGAGCTATTTATTGATATTATGGCTTTTGCTCGCTTGCTAAATAAAATGTAATCTTTTTGCTGCATTTCTGATGGAAGTATAAAAACTTTATCAGATAGGCTTTTTGCATATTCAACGGCTTCCAATTCTTTCACTAGATTGAATATTCTGTGAATGGCACCAGGATGCCTTTTTATGCACACATCAAAACCTAGGGCCAGTAAACGTGGTACGGTTTCTTTTATGAAATGCGAGGGGTCTTTGTAAGATGAATGATTAATTGTATTCAAATCATCTGTAAGTTGAAGAGAGACAATAACATAATTATCAATAGGTTTTATTCTATCTTCACTTAATTCATGATCAAGATGTTTAATGCAAGTAACATCTTTAGGAGCGCAAAAACTTTTTCCTTCGGAACTTTCAATAGTTGTATATGAGCCGAGTGTTGGATAAATTTCCTTAGTGCTTAATGAGTTGCTTGACGAAAAGTCAGAACCCCATAAATAACTGTTTACACCATTTTGCGAGCACATGTCCAAATCAGTTAAAGAGGCATTTGCATTTGTACCGAATGGGTCGATCATCAAGGTTTCTTGATATGGTGCTCTGGTTGGACCAAGTTCCATATGAAGAACTTTTATACCATTTTTTGCGCAGAAATTTCTTACCGCTCCATTCTCTGACCACAATACTACATGTGTAAATTGGAATTTTTTAAAAGCTTTCCTAAGCATTGACTCATAAAAAATGGATAATACGCTAGTGCCTAAAACGATTCCATTTCTTACATTAATTTCTTGCTCATCCCATTTATTGAGCAAATTTTTTATTTTTTGATCATCTTCACAATCTGGATAAATGAGGGATTCATTAATTTTGTTCTCTATCTCGCTCTGAGAAAACCCTCTAAAAGTATCTATGTGAATGTTATTCTCAATCTGGGAGAAATACTCAGACAATTCATTCAATACATATGAGTTGGAAAAAATCCTCCATTCAATATCAGAGAAATTTACATGTGAAGCTAATTCAAAGAACTTCATTGCGGGTGGGAGAAACTCGCTAAATGTATTACGCAATGGATGTGGTTCAGCATAAAATAATACTTTTTTCATTATAAAAAGCTCTCTTCCCAGATTTTAGCAACGTTATTAGCGCCAACTTTTTGCAAGGTTTTTTCCAACTCATGTTGATAGGTATCTTTACTAAACTGTTTCTTTAGTGAAATTTTCTCCCAGTCACTTTTCACATAGCACTTATCCAAATATAAAGAATCAAACCTATCAATGTCGGGTATGGCTGTAGCAATGACTCTGCATCCAAGAGGCATCGCCTCAAAAAATTTCAGACCACTTTTACAATTATTAAATTCATTTATCCCTAAAGGCGCAATTATAGTTTCAACATTTGCTTTGATGTAGGGGAGATGATTAAAAGGAACAGTTTCCTGAACGTGGTCAATTCTATGAAAATACTGAGCTAGGGAATAAGGTAACTTTAAGGGGCCAAGAATGAACAATCTTTCTTTTTTATTTTCTTTCAGAAAATCAGCAATATAATTTGATATTTCATTGAAGTCAGCGTTGTGGCTTGCTGTTCCAGGGAAATATCCAAGCTTGTATTTTCTAGGCTTATTAAGATTGAAAAGTTTCGTAGATAAGTCTACGTACTCATCTTCAAGGGCATTAGAAATGACTTTAACATTTTTACCTTTAAATATTGAGTTTACTTTATTGCTCAGTGGTGTTGTTGATAAACTGAAATTGTTGAATAATTCGCATGCGGCAGCATTTCTTGAAATGTAATTGGCCGTTCCCTTAACGTAAGGATCGCGTGTTTTTATTTCCGGAAGGCTTAAAATGTTAGTTACATCAAAAATTAGATCATCATAATCAGCAATAATCCGCTCGCTGCCATGATTTTTCAAAAGAAAATCAATGAATTTTTCGTTTTTTAAAAACGGACGATGAAATACAATTTTGTCATATTGTCTGGCAATATCCATATTTTCTATGAATTCATCAAGTGTAATTACATCTGCTATATGGCCTCTTTTGTTCAGAGCGTATGCTATGTTAAAGCAACGATATCTTGTTGACGGGTCAAGAAACGGCCTTTCGACTGACAAAGTTTGTCCAACAAAGAGTATTTTATTCGATTTCATCTTATATTTTTCTCTCCCGAAGTAGATTATTTAAACTTAAAAAGCAAATTCCATGCGCTGTTTAATATTTGAACTGGATTTTATGGAATTAGTCACGGCATGTAATCAATGGCGAAGAATCGTGCATCAATCGTGACGATCTTGGCAGGCTGCAGGTTAAGTTCCTCAAGAGTAGCTAATTAGGGCGGTAGCATCAAATAATTCTCCATCCCAACGGCCCCTTTACAAAAAATGTACGACTTCAACCCTAGTAGTGCATTAGTGGAGGTGGCTGTGTTTACGTACAGTGGTATAAGTACTCTTTATTTTATTGATGGGAATAAACATCTAAATTGAAAGAGCATATAGCTTAGGCTAGACCTTAAGCATCACCAATGCTGCGATTTGCCTCCCGACAATCCAATGAGCTTGCTAAGTACATTTATCAGTGGAACCTGGACAGGGTGATAATGTTTCGATCAGTTGTGTCCATTTCAGACCTCCAAAGTGGCTAACGACCACAAAGTCAACTCCTACGACTACAGCATTGATAGATGCTCAAACTCCGCTGTCACCTGATGGCTTAGGTTATGCAATAGTCCTCTTAAACTTTCGCAAGAATAGATGCTTGCTATCTAATGCCTTCCAAATGTTTCGCCCATCAACCCAGCGCAACTCATGTGCAATGATAGATGCCATACAAAGAATATTAAGATAAGATACAAGTAAAGTCATTCGGAGTGAATAATCGTATGCGTGATATTATCGTCGGACCATCGCACGTTGTTAGGTTGGAGCATCTATACAAAAATAAAGTAATAAAAAAAACCTCAAGAGATGTTGTTTTCATTGGTAGAGGTGGTGCACCTACTTGGAGTAAGCAGTTATTTGAATTGTTTGTGAAAACGAGTGGAAGGGATGATAAATTACATCTTATCATAGGCGATTTTAGGTTCGGTAACAGCATTATCGAAGAAGATGTGTTAGATATTGATAATAGTAAAATAAATCATATTAATGTGACTGGTCGCTTGATAAGCGTTGAAAATGACCTGTTGATGGCTAATCTTTTCATTCGTGGGCTTTCAAAATGGAAGAAAATGAGTGGTGACATTAACTTCATCCCTTGGACTATAATTATGAGGAGATCTGATAATATCATTAAAAACAGTCACGTTGATGAAAAGGGAAATTATAAACACCCTCAAATTGATGAAGTTGATATATTAGATAAATTTTGTGACCCAAGCTTTATCAGATGCTTAGAAATACCCGTAGATAAAATGTGTCAGTTTTATATAGATGGTGACCTGCACCCATCAACTTTAGGCTATATGTTTATATTGGATATGGTAAAAAAACATGATCCCTATAAATCTATTAATTCTTCTATTATGAAGCTTAGCTTAATTTTAAATGATTTTTTGAATAAGATAAAAATCAAAAAAACAATATTGATAACTGGAGACAGTGTTGCTTTATCAACTCTATCAAAGGTAATTCCTTTTAATAAGTCTGGATTTGATAAATTCAAGAGTTGCTCCTATTCTGATTATGAATCTAACTTTAAAGATTTAAAGCATGATATGATTGTTATTGAATTGCTATCACTTGAATCAAGTAAAATAAATAGCGCTGATAGGGGGGCTGCTTCAATAAAGTTCCCATGGGATTATCTGGGATTTGCAACCATCTCTAAAAGACATGTTGATTTGCATAGGCTAAAGCCTACTGACATGTCTTTAGAAGGATACAAAGATATTGATTGTTTTGAGGAGTTAGATCAAGAATCAATATTTGATATAGGTGAACGCCTTACTCCTACCATTAAGGGAATGTTATTCATAATTTCACTTGCGTCAAACTTAGATTATAAAAAGAAAAATAAAATTTTAGAAGAAACTTTGACGAGTATATTTTGTTCTGAATCAAAAGCAGAACCACGTAATACTATTTTGAAAGGTTTATTTAAAAAGATTTTTAAGAATATGCGTTGAGCTTAACGTTTCTTTCAGTATTCAAGGTGGGCTGAGAAGTGCGCCCATCTAAAAATCCTTACGTACCAATCCCTTCGTAAAAACCACCATCAATCGACTTGATCGATCCTACAGATCGATATTACTGTATTTATATACAGTATCTATCAGGGAGGGAGATGACCATGCCCCGCGACTACGAAATCAAAGACGCCTTCAGGTTCGCTATCAAACGCGATGCTGCTGGACGGTATACCGTAAGCACACTCGACTTTGTCAGTGAACTTGAGCGCCTGAACTGGCATTACACGCCACGGCAAGCTAATAACTGGATCGAGGCTCATAAGTCAGTCTTCCGTGATATTTCGACATCGGAAGGTGATGATCGCGTGTTTCAGGTATTTAATCCAAACGGCGGCATGTGATGTTTGCGCTCGTTGACGTGAATTCGTTTTACGCCAGCTGCGAGACGGTGTTCAGGCCTGATTTGCGCGGTAAGCCGGTTCTGGTGCTCAGCAACAATGACGGCTGTGTGATCGCCCGCAGCGCCGAAGTGAAAGAGTTGAAAATCCCAATGGGAGCGCCTTACTTCAAGCTGAAGGACGAAATTCGCCGGCACAAGATTCACGTGTTTAGCAGCAACTATGCGCTGTATGCGGATATGTCGAACAGGGTAATGACGACGCTTGAGCAGATGGCGCCATCAGTTGAGGTGTATTCAATCGACGAAGCATTTCTCGACCTGACCGGCGTGCGAAACTGCCGGGTGCTGGAAGATTTTGGCCGCGAAGTGCGGGAGCGAATCAAGCGAGACACGCACCTAACTGTGGGCGTTGGGGTAGCGCAAACCAAAACTCTTGCAAAATTAGCAAATTATGCTGCCAAAAAGTGGAAGCAGACCGGCGGCGTCGTTGACCTGTCGAATGTCGATCGGCAGAAAAAGCTAATGGCGCTGGTGCCGGTAGAGGATGTCTGGGGTGTTGGTCGCCGCATCAGCAAGAAGCTGAACGCGATGGGCATCATCACCGCCAAAGACCTGTCTGAGCAAAGTACCTACATCATCCGTAAGCACTTCAATGTGGTGCTGGAGCGCACGGTGCGTGAGTTGCGCGGCGAACCATGTCTCGAGCTGGAAGAGTTCGCGCCGACGAAGCAGCAGATCGTCTGCTCCCGATCGTTCGGCTCACGCATCACCGAATACATGGACATGCGCCAGGCGGTTTGCTCGTATGCCGAACGCGCAGCTGAGAAGCTGAGGCGAGAGCGCCAGTATTGCAGTCAGGTCGCGGTGTTCGTCCGCACCAGCCCGCACGCTGAAGGCGAGGTGTTCTACGGCAATCAGGCGATGGGCAGGCTTTTAACCCCGTCCAACGACACGCGCGACATTATCCGGGTTGCCATGCAGGGCCTCGACCACATCTGGCGCGACGGATGCCGGTATATGAAAGCAGGTGTGATGCTGGGCGACTTTTACAGTCAGGGCGTCTCACAGCTCAATCTCTTTGACGAATTCAAGTCACAGGCCAACAGCGAATCGCTAATGCGCGTCGTTGACGGTCTCAACCAGAGCGGGAAGGGGAAATTATGGTTTGCAGGACAGGGTATCCAGAAATCCTGGGAGATGAAGCGCGAAATGTTGTCACCGGCATACACAACCAGACTGTCGGACCTGCCAGTGGCGAAGTGACGTTCATGCTTCAGCCGTTGCAGCACATTATCCCAACCAGTAAGAGTTGTTATCTGGTGGAGTGGAAAGGGCGCAGCTGTGTCATTGATGAGAAGCGGCGGCCGCAGAACGGCGATACAGTGCTGCTGGATATGTCGGGCATGTATGAGTGGGCGATGATTATGATTCGGCCGCGCCGCCTGATTACCGACGATGGCGCATTCCTGATAGATGACCTGCTGGAAGATATTGCAATAGTCGGAGTGGTGACGCATGAAATCACGACCATGTATGGCGAGGATGATTTGCCGATTTAAGAAAAAAGCCCGGAAGTGGTGGCTAACCGGGCTTGCACTATCCTGTGCCAAAAATTTCCAATGGAGTTGAGTCGTCAATACAGGGAAGTAAAAGCGACTTATTGAAAATAGACTGGCTCTTAAAAATAGCTAGCGAAGCGGTAAATTTATTCTGCAAAACTAAAATCATATCTATGATTTATAAAGATTAATCTTAGAGCCAAAAGCTACCATTTGCGATTATTAAAACAGAAAAAATTTAAATATATTCAGATGCTTATATTTGTTTTTGCAATGTAATGCTGCGTCACCTGGAGTGGTTCGAAGCGGCTGACCTGATCGTTAAAGGTGTTGAAGGCGCTATCGCTAACAAAACCGTGACCTACGATTTCGAACGCCTGATGGACGGCGCTAAACTGCTGAAATGTTCAGAGTTTGGTGACGCGATCATCAACAACATGTAATTTGCCTCTCAGGCAGAAAGCATAACGGGAGCCAATGGCTCCCGTTTTTTTGCTTTAAAATTAGCGACTGTTACAGCTAAGAATTTATTTCATTGCCAGTACGGATTGAGCATCAATAATTATGCACTTGCCTGAGCAGTTATCGTTTCCGGTGATCACTGGCGATTCCGTAAGAGTGAAATTCATACCTGCTTCTTTCTTTACGGTGTATGCCATACCAGCAAATGTCCACGGCATGCCTAAAGATAAAGAACCAAACTCATCATATTTCGATGATTTTGCAATTTTTGGCAAATTCTCAGTATTCAATCGGTAGTAAAGAGTGCCATCGAAATCTTTTGGCACCACTTTAGTGATTTCGGCCTGTAAAAGTGCATACTCTTTTTGCTGAGGCGAAGAAAACCCCTCTTTAATATTGCTGGCTGCAAGCCATCCTGCAGCGACAGGCAGCAATAGATAAATGAATCGTGAGTATTTTATTTTATCGATAATAAAGAATAACCCGATAAGGAAGCAAGAAGTGGTAATCAGCGAGAGCGCGCTGATAGTACGGTAAGCCGCCCAACTCTCTGTCACCAGTAAATTTGGTGTCACTGCTGCAACAGCGAACAGGAAAGATAAAAATACTTTTTCTTTGCCATTCTCGCTAATATTTTTCAATCCGATAAAGATAAAACCTAGCGATATGATGATCGAGAGTGCTTTTCTGCCGGTGTCATAATTACAGATGGCATTTTTTAATGGTTCGACAAAGAACCATTTAATCTTTCCTATAAGATCAATGGTAATGTTACTTCTTGAAAGTGTTTCGCCGAATAACAGGAGCGGAATGGCTTTAGCTAATACTAATGCCATCAGCATACCAAAGAAAATCATTGCGAAAGTACGAATGAGTTCCTTTTTTTCAATTTTGCGGGAGGTCAGGCAAGTGTCCATAAATGCAAAAAATAGGAAACACATTGCAGTGGGTTGATAAATAGCGAAGGAACACGTGATCAGCAATGCTGATAACATAATCCCTGAAATGCCGCGCAATGTAGTTAGTGCTGAGTAACTCAATCCAGCAAGAATAATAGAGGTGACAAAAGGAAAACATACTGACCACGAGTTGAATACCTGGAAAGAGGGCAGTAAACAGATCGTTAATGAGAATATCACTCTCTGCAGATTATTTTTGAGAATATTTCTATCAGAGATAAATTTGTAAAAGTAACAGCTTAGTATGATAAGAGAAGAAACGGATAGCAGTCTTAGAAGTATTAACGAGTCCACGCTGGATATAAAGAATGAGAGTAAATAGCGCAAACCGCCGTAGGCCGGCCTTCCTGAAAGAACATCCCATTTAAAAATGCTGGCAGGATCAGTCTGAGAGCTGAACAGATAGTACCAATCATCCGAAAAAGCATAGCTCGAGAGAAAAACAGGGCTATAACTGGCGAGCAAGGCCAAGGCTAATAAAACATAAATTTTAAAGTTATTGCAGACTATATTAGTCATTTGATTCCTTTTTTATATATCGAGGTCTATGTTTGGTTTCAATATAGATCCTGCCAATATATTCACCTAATACACCTATTCCTATCAATTGAATGCCACCTAAAAAGAGTATTGAAACCAGTAGTGACGGATATCCGGCAACAGGATTTCCCCATATTATTTTATCAATAATCATCCATGCGCCATAAACGAACGACAAGAACGCGACAAAAAAACCAATATAGGTCCACACTCTGAGCGGAAATGTTGAAAAGCTGGTAAGCCCTTCAAGAGCCAGATTCCAAAGTCGCCATCCATTAAATTTTGCCTCTCCGGCAATGCGTGCTGGGCGGCTATATTCAACGATGGCAGAATCACCTTCCACCCAACTCAGAAGACCTTTCATAAACAGATTGCGTTCCTGCAATTGCTTAATGTTTTCGACAGTTGCACGAGAAAGTAAACGAAAGTCGCCAACATTTTCTTCTAATTTTGGTGAGCTAATTTTATTGTGTAACTTGTAAAACCATGCAGCGGTTTTTCGCTTAAAACGACTATCGCTACGCCTATCATTGCGCTTGGCCAATACAATCGGCCAGCCTTCTTGCCATTTATTTATCAGCAAAGGAATGACTTCAATGGGATCCTGAAGATCAACATCAACCGGAATGACTGCATCACCACTAGAATGTTCAAGTCCAGCCAGCAGCGCGGCTTCTTTACCAAAGTTACGAATAAAATTGATGGCTAATACAGATTCGTCATTATTCTGAAGCGATTTAATAATCTGCTCTGTGCTATCAGTACTGCCATCATTAATAAAGATGATTTCAAGATTGTAAGAAGAAAGTTTTTCTTTAACGGTCCGGTAAAAAACAGGTATTGCATCTTCTTCGTTGAAGACGGGCACCACCAGAGAAATTTTCATTTTTTCACCCTAAAAACAATAAAGTTTGAATAGATGAAGCCGAATATCAGACTTATTATGGAAAATGAAATAAGCGTAATAATCGGATTAATATGCGTATGATCGGCGAAACTGCCAATACCTGCGGCCATCATGCCCATAAAAGCGACAAAGATGACATAGCGAAAAGTTGTCGCTTCGGCTTTAAACGTCCAGCGTGCGTTAGCAAAAAATGAAAATGTTACGGCGACAATGAAAGCCAACAGATTAGCCAGCCATTGGCGGGTATTCAGAGAATACAGGGCTGCAAACACCATCCAATGGATCAAGGTGTTAATGATGCCTACTGATAAAAAACGTGAGAATAATTTCAACAT